CCATCTATAAACAACTTGGAGCTAGTCCCAGAACGGGAAAGGGCTACGTGGTACCACTGCCCCGTGTTTATTGTGCCGCTTGCAATAGGAACGCCTACATCACCAACATAGAAATTGATTTTAGAATTGTGGTAATAGAAATGTGGGGCAAGAGTATCGTCTGCGGATAAAAAAGATAATATCGACTGAAGAGCTGTACTATTAAAATACACCTGAAACTCTACGGTAAAATCACCAGTGCCAAAAGTAAAATACTTTGGATAAACATACGCATAATCACCAGTGCCATCAAAGTATATCGACGTATCGCCAAACTTAGCCTGAGTAGTGCTGAGTTTAGCATTGCCATACAACGTCAGATTGTTCTGCGCTGCGCTGTCAATCGCCTGACCGTCTGCCATGTTTAGCAGCAGCTTGGTGTTGGTGATGGCTGTTAAGGGGGCTGTTGGTGGGGTGAACGCAGAAGTGTAGACTGCTGTGCCTTTGACTACACGGACATCAGATATATAGCCGACGAAATTGCCGTAGCTTGTGTCACCAAAATAAGAACTTATTGTTACAGCCGTGGTTGTGTTGAATGGCCCATTGCTTCCAGCAGTGCCTATCAAAACTCCATCAACGTAAAACTTAAACACGTTGGATTGATAAACCATAGCAACATGATGCCAAGCCTTATCAGTCGGAGCGGTTCCAGAAACCAGATCATTATTAAAGGCCCCGACCCTCCAACCCCCCTGATAAATGTTTATACCAAAATGACCTGAGCTTCCTGATCCACCACCAAAGCTAATTACATAGCTATCATCACCACTAGCAGCACCGCCCTCGTACTTAATAAAGGCTTCAACTGTAAAGTCTGCCGTGCCAAAGTTAAAGTCGGTGCTTGTACCAAGAGAAAGAGCGCCAGCATCATTAATATAAACACTCGCACCATTCACGGCAGGGTCATAAACCTCAGAGGTCAGGAACGGGCCGAAGGCTGAGACGGATGCGCCAGCATAGGATGATACTACGGCTGCTTGGCTGCTTCTGTCTGTAAAACGGTTGCTTGAACACAAGAGTAGCTTTGTGTTGCTGTCTATTGCAAATGGTGCGGTTGGAACTGACGTTGAACGTGCGACATTTGAAAATCTAATGTTACTAACAGTAGCCTTTGCATTAAGTTGCCCCGCATACCCGCCTACATAAAATGGCTTGTTCGTCACTGATTTAGGTGTAAAACTAGTTAGTGTTCCTTGGCTTTCCCCATCCAAATAAAAAGTAGCGGTTGTTCCAGAATAAATTAACTGAACAAAGTACCATTGGTTATACACAATATTAGCACTACTATTAATCGCAGAGAAGGCAGTATCGCCACTCTTCATAAGTAAAAAGCTAAACTTGTTTGCACTACCACCGCCGCCAGCGTAGTCTGCCCCAAACCAGTATGAATCATGACGCCCTAAAACTAAGACATCTGTCTGGTCTTCTGGAATAAAGACCCAAAACTCAAGTGTACTTGCATTAGTAAGATCAAAGTCACTATCTGGTGGTACTGAAATATAACCTGTTGTTGACCCATCAAACGACACTGCCCACGCACCATCAGGACGAGCAAACGGGCCGAAGCTGCCCTGAGTTACGTTGCCGTTGGCTGTGATTGTGTGGTTACTGGCAGAGCTATCGTCGAAGGCATTGTTGACGCCGTTGTTTGCCCCGTCAAAGTGAGACAGGAACGAGACACGGTTGAACTCATCGTCAGAGGCACCGCCAGCATCCGTACCAGCCGCGCCGTAGAAAACACTGTCAAATGATCTAGGCAATTGCTGTTCCTCCTAAGAAACCATAGTATGTCGTGCCGCCATCCCTAGTAAAGAAGGCATATGCCTGCACCGCATTCGCCGCCGCTGCATCTGGGGCAGAGCCGCCAGCCCAATCAACGGTGTTAGGCCATGTAATTGTAACCGCTGTGCTGTGCTGCGTTAGAAACAGAGTAAAGCTAAATGCCGTTCCAGAGCCGGGAGGATTGCTAAAGGCAAACGTGGTGTTCTGAGCCATTGTCAAAGAAAAAGACGTGGCAGTTGCTAGGTTAAGTGTAACTGTGGATGCAGCACTCGACGCGACATACGTCTCTTGGTATGTGAGGGGTTTAATACTAGCGTTAAACGTAGCCGCACCAGCCGCTGACATATCAAGGGTGAGGGCAGTTATTGATGTAGTGTTGTCTTCGCCTTTAAAAAGTAAATCCCCGTCAGCAACGTTTGATTTAATACCGAAGTCATTGCCAGTTTTAAATAATGTGCCAAATCTAGTCCCAGCGTCCTTTAAGATTATTTCAGCACCATCAGCATCAAGGATAATATCGCCAGCTACATCAATCGTTAAGTCACCAGTGTCCGTTATGCTTCCGTCTGATATGACTGTTCCACCACGAGTAATGTTTCCACCAGCCGTAATTGCACCTGTAGTTGTAACGGTGTCGATGTAGGAGTTCTTAAAATAAAGACTGGACGTTCCAAGGTCTACGTCAGAATCTGTGACGGGTGCAATTACACCGTCAGCCATAGTGAATTGTGCCGTGCCACCCGCAGAGAAGGCTAATGTGTCGGCTGCACTAAAGAACAAACCAGCGTTTACGTCACCAGTATTTGTCAAGGAAGGTGCGCCAGCCGTGCCGTCTGCAAGGCTAACAATGCCGCCTACAATCAAATCGTCAGTTACCGTCAGATCATCATCAACCAGCAAGTCCACGACATTAAGCGTGGCAAAAGCATCAATTACCGCCGCGCCAGATCCTGCACCGTCAAGATAGACGCCCTTAGTTTGACCAGTGGCGATAGTAACATTAGCGCCAGAGCCTTGCGAAATGATGATGCTCTGAGATCCAGAGGTCGCATTATGAATAAAGCAGAACTTATTAACTGTGTTGGGGCCGATTGTAATCGTACAGGCACTGTCTAGCGTCCCGGTGTACTTGATAAAGATTGCCCTGATTGGATCAGAAGCGCCGTCAGCTATTGTTGAGGTGTGAGTATCAGCATTGGTTGTGATGGCCTCTGTGCCGTAGCCCAGAGCCTCGCCAATCAACTCAAGGTTTGTATTCGTGACTGTTCCCCATGAGCCTGACTGATCGCCAGTTGCCATCTCATTGAGGCGAAGGTCATTTACATAGGTGGAAGCCATATCAGTCGATCCTTACAATTGCGTTTGACGCTGTTTGAGCTGGGAAAACAATTTTAAACGTACCGCCAGCAACTGTGAAGTCGCCGCCAAAGTCTAGAACCGCAATAGCCAAGTCGCTTTCAGTGTCATTGTAGATCAATGCACCGCGAGCCGTGAATGTTGCTGATGTCCAGCTTGGGTCATCACTATCAAAGCATCCACTTGTGCTATTGTTTATAACAGAGGCGTTTGCCAACGTCACGCCACCCGCAGTGTAACCTGCGCCAGATACTTCATTGGTTGTTGCATATGCGGTTGTGGTCGCATTTAGCGTTGCTGAACTTGTGTAAAGGGCGATCTTTATTGTGTCTGTGTCGAGATCATGCAGCCCAAGCATTACATCTCGCTTAAATTGTGTACACATTGCTTGTGTGATAGCCATTATAAGCCTCCGTTATATTCTGCTGCGTAGTCGCGCTGCATCTCTTGTACAAATAATTGCACTGCTTCGTCAAACTGTGTCTTATAAAGCGCCAATGTTTCCCCAGCCTTGAGGAAAGCGGAAGCCTCATAGAGACACGCGGCAAGCAGCACATTTTCAGCATTGTCGCCAATCCAGTTATTTGCGTTGCTTGAACTTAACCCCGTCTCAGGGGCTATGTAATCTACTTGGTAAGTATTAGTCGAATCTGGCGTTGGTGCAAATGTAATGACAGTTCCAGCCGTTCCCGCGCTTTTTGTGCTGTAGAATAGCGGCGTACCTTGCGTGGCCGCATTGGGCCAGTAATCACGCAGATATGAATCAACCCGGTGGTTTAGGTATGAAACAACATTCGATGCGGTAACAGATACCTGACGTATCATCCGCGCAGATGCGACTGTATAATCCACTGTGCCTGCAACCATGTTGGCTGATGTGTTTTGCCGATAGCATGGAAGATTTGGCAGGCGTTGAAATACCATTGCCTCTGCCTGATCAATAATTTGATCTATTGACGCAGACAATTCCGTGGAATCGTCTTCCAAGAAATTCTGAATGTTTGCGACTAAAGTTGTGTAGTTCATTTAGTTACCCCATGTCCCTTCGCCCCAATCGCCAGAACCCCAAACGTCTTCGATAACAGTTGGAGTTTCCGCGCCTACTGCGCCCGTACCCGCAACGCCAGCTTCCGCTATTGATAGTTCAAGTGCCTCCGCGCCTGCTGCGCCCGTACCTGCCACGCCAGCTTCCGCTATTGATAGTTCAAGTGCCTCCGCGCCTACTGCGCCAGTGCCTGCCACGCCAGCTTCCGCTATGGTGACCTCTAGAGCTTCTACGCCGACACGGCCAGTGCCGCCGCCGCCTGAGACACCAGTGACCTCTACAGCAAAGGCAAGAGAACCAATGGCTCCAGTGCCAGCAGATCCGTTTGCCTCTGGGCCATATTCAAAATCGGTAAAGTCTAATTGGGCAACGCCACCTATAGACGGCACACCAACAGGAGGCAGGAGGCGTGGGTCAATTGTCCAGTCTTGGGTGTAGCCAATATAAATTGCGACATTCTCAGGATCGTTATCTGGTCGCCCGTTAAACAGCGCAGTCGCATCGACTACGTTCTTTGCGGGAGTGAGCTGCGGTTGCTTTGGCTCCCAGTCTTCTGGCGAAACACGCAAGCCATCCCAAGTGGTCTTCAATTGGGTATACCTGACCCGAAGACCGCTTATGTCGCTTATCGCGTAGGATTTTTTTCCTCTTGCGTATTTTGCCATTATGATAAGTTCAGCGCAGTTGGCTGAATCCTTAAACTTACACCGTCACTGTCAGTCGCCGCCGCAAAAGCAAAAGACCGTTCATACATTTCATTTAGGATCTGAAACTTCTCATTTGCAAACTTCAGTGACAATTTACTTGCCAGCCCAGCGCAGATGCACTCGTTCCAGCGGTACGGGATATCCGCATCTTGATTTGACGCTGTGACATCCTCAAGCTGGTTCACAGCCCAGTATACTATGCTGTACGTCGATACGTTAGGTATTTGCCAAATGTAAATCTGCGGGGTTATCTGCTTGTCCAGCATGTACTGGCTAGGCTTTCCCGGTGAAGTCTTATTTGGCAGTTGATTATAATCTGAAATCGACACGCGGTTGATAGTCTGATCGGACGTATCTGTGCCAGAGCTGTCGCGGATCACGGCATCCATGATGTCGATTGTGCCTGCTGGCAGGGGATACGGCGTTGTCTGGCCGTCTACGAGCGTCAAAGTGTTCTGTGACAGCGCCCAGTAGTTAATGCCCCGGTTGGCCCACTCAGAGAAGAGGAGGTTAAGGCTGCGCCGTGCTGACACAGCCCGGTCACCCGTCTGAACTTGTGGATCAAGACCGCAACGCTCAAACGCCTCAGTGATTATTTCCTGAATGTCCGGTCTAAACGCTACGGTTCCCGAAGTTGCCATGTCGCACCTCTATCAATATTTTTTAACGGCGCGAATGATCACTTGATATGCATCGCCAGCCGCTCCAGCCCCAGTTGTTGTAAACTTGATGTCGCCTGTGCCGTTAGCACCGTATTCCGCGCTATTGGGTAG